TGGCGCAGGTTTATGACAGCAGGGCTGTTCTGACGCTTTGGAAGGCTGCTCAGTACGATAAACTCGTAAAGGGTAAGCCAGAGGTCACCAAAAAGGTTTCCGAGGCTCCAAAGATGTTTAAGCCCGGTACGGCAACGAATGTGCCACCGGAGCAAAAACAGTATCAGACACAGCGCAAAACGCTGCGGCAGACCGGCAAACCGCGAGATGCTGCGGCACTTTTTGAGCGATTCATTACTTAAGGATTCTGAAATGCCCACCTTTACCGCACATACCGCTGTTGGACAGCGCGAAGACCTGATTGATGTCATTTACGACATCAGCCCCACCGAAACTCCGATCCTGTCGAGTCTTGCTCGCACCAAGGCTACGGCTGTTTATCACGAATGGCAAACGGATACTCTCGCGGCTGCTACGTCTGCGAATGCGGCTGTTGAAGGCGCGGATCCGGCTGCTGCGACCATCAGCCCGACCACCCGTCTTGGTAACTATTGCCAGATCGTCCAGAAGACCATCCAGATTTCTAACACTCTGGAAGCGGTCAACAAAGCAGGGCGAAAATCGGAAAAAAGTTACCAACTTTCACGCGCCTCGCAGGAATTGAAGCGGGACATGGAAACCATCATTACCGCCAACCAGGGTCAGTCTGCCGGTAGTGGTAGTTCTGCTCGGACGCTGGGTGCAATTCTGTCCTGGCTGAAAACCAATACCTCGGAAGGCACTTCTGGTGTTGATCCGGTGACGATTGGTGTTTCGACCCGTTCGGATGGCGCAACCCGTACCTTCACGGAAACGCTGCTGAAAGAGGTTGTCGCTGATGTGTTCGACAGCGGTGGCAATCCTAAGCTGCTGGTTGTTGGTTCTGGCTTGAAGCAGAAAGCTAGTTCGTTTGCGGGTATTGCTACCCAGCGTTACAACGCTCCTGCCAATGCGCCCACGACCATCCTGGCGGCGGCTGATGTGTATCTCAGCGATTTCGGCCAACTCGCAATCACCCCGGACCGCTTTATGCGTACCCGTGATGCGCTGTTGCTCGATCCCGAGTATGCAGCAGTTGCGTATCTGCGACCGTTTGCCACGAATGAACTGGCTCGTACCGGCGACAGCGAGAAGACCCAGCTTATCGCGGAGTTCACGCTGGAGATGCGGAACGAGGCTGCTCATGGCGCGGTCTATGATCTTGATCCTGCGCTGTAAGTAAAAAGGGAGGTGGGGAAACCTGCCTCCCTTCAAAAACTATGTCAGAACTATTTTCGGTTGGGGATGGGCGCTACACGATAGCGCACAAGCTAGATGATGTAACTGTTTTGGAGACACGGCAAGATGTCTCTGAGATTATCGAAGCAAATAAAATCCAGGTTAACAACGCAACTCGCAAGATCGACAACGTGCTGACTCATGTCGCACGAATCCCGTTCACGGTGATCGACGATCTCAACAAGAAAAAAATCATGCGAGGGTTTGTGATTGAGGATGAGCGAGCCTTCAAGCAGTGGCTCAATGATCCTGACAACCGAGTGTGGCGAACGTATCCAGGCTCAGTCTAAGGGGGTAAGATGAAGATTGCCATTTGTGTGCCCTGCCGGGATTCTGTCTTGGCAGGGTTTGCTTTTGATATGGCTAGACTTTGTGCGTATGAGGCAAAGCGGGGTCAGAATGAGATCCAGCTATTGCAGATGCCGGGTACGTTAATTTTCACACAGAGAGAAAAACTTGCTGACGAGGCTTTGGAATGGGGTGCGGATGCTGTCTTATGGATTGACAGCGATATGCGGTTTCCAGCAAACACTGTCGAGGTATTGCTTTCAAGGAACGTCCCGTTAGTGGGTGTGAATGCCACCACGAGGCGAGAACCTGTGTTGCCAACGGCGATGAACCTCAAGATCGACAAGACCGATCCAAACAAGGTTAAACAGGTTTGGACGAAGATTGAAAGCAGGGATAAGTCTGGGATTGAACAAGTGACCGCAGTTGGGTTCGGTGTTACACTCGTAAAAGCGGAAGTGTTCAAAAAGATACCTAAACCCTGGCACGACATTATCTGGACGGATCATGGAAGTGTCATTGGCGAGGATGTGACCTTTTGTGTCAGGTGTCTTGAGAACGATATTCCTGTCTTTGTGGACCACGATCTGTCGATGCACATCGGGCACATTGGGACGAAAACCTTTGGCTGGGATGACGTAAAACATGGCCCTAGCAACCTACAGCGACCTGCAAACAAGCATCGCAAACTATCTCGCAAGAAGTGATCTGACCACTCAGATTTCGGACTTCATCCGTCTTGCTGAGATCCGTCTGCGGAGGGATCTGCGTATCCGTCAGATGCTCAAGCTGTCCTCCACGAGCATGATCGGTGGGGATGCCACTGTTGGTCTGCCGACAGACTTCCTGGAGATGCGGAACCTGTATCTGTCAACAAATCCAGAGCAGCCGCTGAATTACTTTAGCCCGTCATCGTTCACACGGAACACGAGAGCACAAGAGTCTGGAAGGCCGATTGATTACACGATCCTTGCCAGTGAGATGCAGTTCGCTCCGATCCCGGATACGACGTACACGGTTTATATGCTGTATTACGCTTCTCCAGCCTTTCTGAGCGATTCAAACACATCCAACGTGTTCATGGCTAACTGCCCGGATTTGTTGCTCTACGGGGCTCTGGTTGAGGCTGAACCGTATCTCATGAACGACAACAGGATCGCAGTGTGGGCTGGGTTGTTCCAGCGCAGTCTGGATTCGTTGACCACATCGGACGACAGGGGCGAGCATAGTGGCTCACCTGTCGCCATGAAACTTGCCAGGAGATAATCGTGGCACTTGTGCTGAAAGATAGGGTCAGAGAGACGACAACGACCACAGGCACTGGTGCTATCACGCTTGCTGGTGCTGTCAATGGGTTTCAAGCGTTTTCGACCATTGGCGACGGGAACACGACCTATTACACGATCACCGGAGGATCGTCTTGGGAAGTTGGGATCGGGACGTATACAGCATCGACCAACAGTCTTAGTCGTGACACCATCCTAGACAGCAGTAGTTCAGGTGAGGCTGTCAACTTCCCGTCTGGATCGAAAGATGTATTCATCACCTACCCAGCAGGCAAAGCAATGTCTGTTGATGGTGTGAATGGCCCGGTTGTTGTCTCAGTCAATTCTGATGCTGGAACCTCTGCTCTTACAGTAACCCAAACTGGGCTTGGCAATGCTTTGTTGGTTGAAGATTCAACCAGTCCAGATGCGTCACCGACCGTGATTGACTTGGTTGGTAATTTGGTATTAGGCAAGACAAGCAGACAAGGCACTCTAGCAAACAGTATTGAAGTCCATACCGCGTCTACGAAAAACTCAAGTCAACCTGCTGCTGGTTTTTATAGTTGGTCAACTAATACTAACACTGCACAATACTTGACTTTTTTCAAGTACCCATCTAATACAATCGGTACTTTGGCTGGTAATGGAACTAATGAAAAACTTGGGTTTTTGACTTTTCTTGCTTACGACGGGTCAAGTTATACGCAAGGTCATGTTGCTGGGGTTGCTGGACCGGGAGGTGTTGGTGTTGCGCTTGAGTACAGTTCAATCGTCAACAACTTTACCAGCACAGTTAAGATCGGCGGGACGGCAAGCAGAGCAACCACAGAGGGAACGAATCAACTTGTGCTTTTCAACGGCACTGCTCCGGTAGGAACTCTTGCAAACGGTGTTGCCTTTTATTCATCCAGCGGTGAAGCGAATGTTATGGATGCTGCTGGCAATGCCACTCTATTGTCTCCGCATGACGCAGAAACGAATGAATGGATATTTCGATCAAAGCATACGCCAACAGGCAAAGTGCTGAAGATCAATGTTGAGCGTTTGTTGCGCTTTGTCAATGACCATTTTGGTCTTGATGAAGTCATAGAGTTTGTTGAGGAATAAATGTTTGGCTTTCAGCCACTATCGACGATCCCATTTTCAACGCTGTCTGATGGCGTTTATGATCAATGGCTTGCTGTCATCCCAGATGCAAATAATTGGGCCAAGGTTCCAGAGGTTGCGTCATTTATTTGTAAGTCATCGTCTGGAGTGTCTTATACGGTGACAAATTCGGTATTGTCGTCAACCGGAACAGCGTATCTTGTTGATGGCGATGGTGAAACAAGTGAAGGCCAAATTGTAGATTTGGCAAACCCGTGGCAAAATGTATCAGTAGCATCTAATGCTTGGAGTTAACAATGCCTGCTCCCTTTTCTACCACTCCTGATAGCTGTGCAGTCAACTGCATTGCCATCACTCCTGCTGACACCGATCTGGTTCAGCCTGTCCGCGCCATTTATGTTGGTGGTGCTGGAAACCTGAAGATCAGCGACACGGGTGGTGGTGCTGTCACGTTCAACAACGTGCCTGCTGGCGTCATCCTTCCTGTCATGGCTCGGCGTATCTGGGCAACTGGCACGAGCGCAAGCAACATTGTCGGACTGATCTAATGTT